TCTAATTCAATGCGTATCAATATGGAAATAACTATGACGGATCGTAGTGTTTTAATCTGGCTCCATGAAGTATTAGGAGTTGGAACGCTTAGACCTAAAAAAGTAAAAGGTGTACGTAAAGATGGTACTCCATATCTTAAACAATATAAATGGCGTTGTGTATTTAGAGATGCTTTTTATGTGTGTTGTTTACTTTGGCCCTTTGCTCACACAAAGCTACATAAGATTCAACAAGTCATAGAGTATTACACTAATGAAAAAATAAATGTTGACAATATAGTTGATCTAGCAGATTTTAAGAGGAGGAAAAATGTTGGACAGGATAGTATATAATACACTTCATTTCATTATGAAGTGGGCAGGGCAAATGAATTCTTGGGCATGGCGTAAACATGCTAAGATGATAGAGGACAAACGACAAAAAGAAAACGAAGAGTATGTGAAAGAACTAAAGAAAAAACTATAAAGGAGAAATATGAGAGTAAATTCAAGTGATAAGATACTAGGGATAGAGGCTAAACACCTTAGAAAATTTTTTAGAGATCACACTAGCGGTCAATTTAATGCTAGCTCTATTAAGTATTGGCCAGAACTAAAGCTAACTTCTGAAGAAAAGATCGTAAAATTTTTTAAAGATATGATCAAAGAAGGGTATATCAATAAAAAAGATTTTAATGGTAGTGCTTATTATGAACTAGAGAACAAAGCATTGTCCCTGGTTAATGCTAAGTTTATCAAACCTATCTCAAAAGAAAAAGCAACCAAGGTTGTAAAAGAATTATTAGAGCGTGTTGAAACACTGAACACGGATAAATATTATATTGTAAGGGTAGAATCAATCTATGCCTTTGGTAGTTATATAGATAAAGATGCTAAAGACTGTGGAGATATTGATTTAATTGTTAACCTTAAATTAAAAGACGGAATCAATTATGATGAATCTGTTAAGATATCTCAAGAACGTTGCCCTCATGCTTCTAATTTTTTACAGAAGATTAGTTATGCAACTTACCAAGAACCTTTGAAGTTTCTAAAGAATAGAAACAGATACTTATCTTTTAGTTCTGATGACAAGGATAAATTTAAATGTGAGAAGATCTATGGCTAAAGAAAAAGGTAGACAATGGGACGGTATCTCAAGACCTTCTGATGATAAGTATAGGAAAGAGTTTGATCGAATCTTTAAAAAAGAAAAGACTCTCCATGAAGAACTTATGGAGGGTTTTAAAAAAGAACAGGAAGAATTAGAGAATGAAGAAGAGTAATAAATTCAACTATATAAGTGGTAAACAGATAACAGATGGCGACACTGGAAAAAGGGTTTATGAGATAAGTAATTATAGACTTCCGTCTGTTACTACTATATTAGGGGCCACCAAAAACACAGATTTTTTAAAGAAATGGAAGGCCAAAGTTGGAGAACAAGAAGCTGAACGAATTAAGAACCACAGTAGTAATAGGGGGACATCTATGCACAAGTTCCTCGAATCTTATGTGGAAGGAGTTGGGTACGATGATCTTACAGGGATCGGACAGGAGGCGAAGCCCATGGCCCAAAAAATTATTGAAAAAGGTTTATCGAACGTTACGGAATACTACGGCTCGGAAGTTATGTTATATTATCCTGGGCTATACGCTGGGTCTACTGACCTCGTTTGTAATCACAACGGCCTTGATACTATAATCGACTTTAAACAATCGAATAGACCTAAGAAAGAAGAATGGATCGAGGACTATTACCTTCAAATTGCAGCATATTGCATGGCCCATGATTACGTATACAAGAGTAATATCCGTCAAGGAATGATAATGGTATGTACTCCTGACCTATTTTATCAGGAATTTTCGTTCACGGATCATGAACTACGGGCCTGGAAACATAAGTTCTTGAAACGATTGAACATGTACCATGAACTAATGAACGATGAGAAAGAGAGAGTGGCCCCAATGAAGGAAGAGGATTTTAAATGAAATGTTTTTACTGCAATGCTGATGTACGATGGAACAATGACTTCGATACAGAGGACACCTACCCAGATTCAGAACATGAGATAGTAAGCATGTACCAATGTGATGAATGTGATACCTGGTATGAGGTATTTCACCAGAAAAAGGAGAAAAAAGATGAATGACAAACTTAGAAACGTTCTAAACTGCAGATACAAGGCAGAAATAGAAGATGCCAAGTATAAAATACAATGTTACAGTGACCAGGAACTAATAATCCCTGAACATCCTGATATTACAGGTGAAGTTGACAAACTATTGCTAAAAATTGCAGAGGCAGAAGATAAGTTGGCAGTAATGAGTCTACATTATGACAAAAAGAAGGCACAAGAAATACTATAAGAGATGTCAGAAATAAATGAGAGACGTTTTAAAAAAACATGAAAAAAAAGTGTCAAAGTGTCAGAATGAGCTATTATCGTTGGTATACAACAATAATACGTGACAAAATTAGTGACAGAAACTGTTTTAGTGACAGAAATTTATGTCATTTATAGGTCTTTTTATGCAAAAGGTTAGTCCAAACTGAGTACAGTGGTGCCGCTCGGGACAAATAAATGGAAAATTTGTTAAGTGATTTATCTGGTACATCTCTTATAGGGGTGATATATAGAGATATGCCTAGGAAAAGACGTAAAGCTATCAACACTATAACAACTCCTGATATACCTTTTCAAAAAGTCAGAGTGGAGTGGGTCGACTGTGTCAGTGACTCGGCTTGGGCTACAGATAAAGACTTCAATAAGATGAAACTAGCAACTCCTGTCAATGAGGGTTGGTTATACTCTAAAGATAAAAACTCTATTAAATTATTTGCTTCCTATGATAAGGATGAAGAAGGTATTACTTTTGGGGATCGAACGATGATTCCTCTTCCTTGGGTGAAGAAGATTCAGAAGATATAACTTCACCATCTATTTGTTTTGCATTTAAGATTGGTGCATAGTCTTCTAATATTTGTTTCATTTTGTTTTCTAACTCTTTTTCAGATAGATCTTCTAACTTACCAGTCTTAATAATCTTCCTGTCTATATACAATCCTGCCGCTTTACCTCTAGCTATTTCCATATTTCCTGCTGTTGAGAAGGATCCTTTTTTTAATGCCTTCTCTTTGATACGGTCTAGCTCTGCCAGGTGTCCATCAAAGGTCACCATAAATTTTTGTATCTTTTCTTCTCTTAGTTTACCAATATACTCCACTACTAATGGATGAAATTTAGGATGTGTTAATTCATATCCTTCTTGACTAGCTCTGTTGGGACTAAAACCCGCTAATTTTGCCGCCTCAGTTTTTGTTACTGGTTTACCATCCTTGTCACCAAAGACTAGTATCTCAGCAAACTTTCTCTGTAATTCTGTCAATCTTTTTGGTACGCCCATATTTGACAATTTAAGTCAATTATCCTATAAAGTCAATAATGAAAGAGAAGCGCACTTACACACATTTAAAAGAACACGGGGAAGATATGACCCATGAGAATGAGTTTAAAGTAGATTTAAAAGAGGATCGAGGTCAGTTAGATCTAACTAGACAGATAGATGAACTTAAAGAGACTATCAAAGGCTATGAGTTTCTCCTTAGTGTTTTAAAAAAAGAAATATTTGAATTTAAAAAAATATCATCTGAGAATGAAATGAATAGAAATCTCTTGCAAGGATACAAAAAAGTGATAGAGGACTTGTCAGCTAAGTTAAGACAAAAAGATTCATGAGAGTACAAGACTTGCAGTTGTTTCTAAGCAACTTTACGAAAGGATCGGATGCAGTTAAGAACGCAGTCATCTACGTAGAGATAAAAGGAAAGCTACACGCTATCAGAAGAATGGAAGTACATGAAAATGCACATCCAATTATTGGTCAGCCAGGTCATAGTGCACACAGATTAGTTTTAAAAACTGAAAAACCTTCTAGTCTTATCTTACCAGATAAACTTCAGAAGGATTATTAATGCACTTGTGGGCCCAGAAACTAAACTATATAAAAAACTTAAAAGTGTTTCAAAAGATATCGTTTGGACTAGACTTGAAAACCTTAGCCTACTTGGTACTCCCGATCTATTGGGCTATAATAATCATTGGCACTTTTTCACTGTAGAATTAAAA